GGGGAAGCGGCGACCCGGAAGCAATACTTGCACTTACCGATAAGGTAGGAATAACAATGGATGCTGGAGATTCGAGACAAATTGGATGGGCTGTTCAAGCCACAACTAATACCACTCGGGTAATGAGTTGGAACCTTATTGATCCAGACCATGTGGTCGTTCGTGACCTATATATCCGTAACATATCCGACAATACGGCTAACTACCTCGTTACGCTCGAACCAGTCACGTTAAGTGAAGATGAAGCGGTTCTGCAACTAATTAAGGAGAGTAGTCAAGATGTCTGAAACACCAATTGAAGAAACGAAAATGCCAACTAAGACTGAGCGGTTCGCACAGTGGCTTATGACACGTGAAGAACGTCGAGCAGAGAAAGAATCTAACCTCGAAAGTCTAATCCGACTTAACGTGCTTGTTTCTTTTCTCACTCTCGGTTTGGTCGGTGGCTTCGAAACTGTTCAAGTTGCTATCTCACTGATTCCTTACTTGGGTTGAAGATGCTTCGTCATCATATCGGGTCCACGATAGCACTTTGAGATTGGCGGTGCATTCTTGCACAATTGCTTCGACGATCCGCAGACGCCACAATTCCATCTAACGAAAGTACCATACAACTTGTCAATAGTGTGTACCACGTCCCAATAAACTCCGCATTGACAAGAGATCCCAACAGTGTGGCGTCCCCAGTCATCGGAAGGGATAGGCGTCAATTGTTTCCCACAGTCGCACTTCATTCAGAAGCCTCCAGGGTTGGACAATCCGCAGTCCAATGATTGCCAAAACAATTCTTGCACATGTAGTTTCGAGGTGGTGCAGGTTTCACTTTCGGTTCACTTTCACCCGGCTGGTGCTTTCGCAACTGCATCCGAACCCAGTGAGAGAAGTTCTCACCATCTTTGACCAATTGCTTGCGGATTGCATCGCTGACTTCGTCGAGGCTAATGGTACGGTTTACCATCACTCTTCCTCCAGAAGGCCGTGGAATGCCAATCCATTATGGTATTCCATCTTCTGTTGGATCGCAACGGCCACTAATTGCTTCAATTTTTTATTTTCCCGTTGAAGTTCAGCAATAATCGACGTCGCATGATTGTAGGCTTCTTTGTATTTGACCATGAGACTCCTAAGAGCCCCTAGTATAAGTACTTACGCATGAGCGGAATGCCTATAGCCTATGGCTATACATGGGGTGGGTGTGCTGGGGGGAGTAATAGAAGCCTGCGGCTTCCGGCGTGTCCGAAGTACGGCTTCGCCGTGAAGATAGAAGTGATGTGCGGGGGCGATTATTATATGCTGTCGAGCATGTACTGGTATTGTCCGGGGGAGCCGGCCAGTTAATTCATGCACTGAACCAACCCCTGGACACCCAAACAAAAGAGATGAACAGTATGGCAAAAGACAGTTTTTTTATCAGAGCGAGCACGGCAACTAACGGAAATACGTATGCGGAATCAAGCGTGGATCTTGGGTCCTATGTTGATGCACTCGGAAAGAGTGTGTTGCGCATTCACAACATTAGCGTTGAATACGGCGGTCCACTATCAGCCTACGCTGGTGCATTGGACTCATCAACTCAAACTTCCTTCCAACTTACAACCCAATCACAAATTAATATGGTCACAGTTACCGACCGCTCAGTTATCTCGAGTGGGTCGTTGGCAATTGCAACAGGGAACAGCTGTGTTAATACGATGTCAGAGGCTCTCAATGTTGCACCTCAAAACTGGACTAACGGATACTTGGTTGGTGTCGAGCAAATCTATCTCGGCGTAGCTCAAACGTATGATCACTGCGACAAAGTGTCCATCGTGCTCGAATGCACTGTTGAGAAGTTGACTCAATCCGGCGCTATGGCACTTGCCCTCTCCCAACAGTGAGGCGATTTAATTGCCATCTAATGATGACCTACGGCTCGCTCTAAAGCTTAGAGCACTTGCTGATGCCCTTTTAGTCCCCGTAGCCAATGTTACTGGTTTACCAGAGGAAGTGGTCCAAGGGTTTGTTGAAGGGACCACGACAGGTGCTGTCGCTGCAGCGAAACAACCTACAAAGAAACGTAAGGTATCCGCGTACAATCGAAAGTACAAGGCTGCGTTCAAGCGAGTCTCGAAGAAGTACAAGAAGAAGAACGGCGAATGGAAGAAGGGCGGATTCAAGTCTGCTGTTCGCGCTGCTCACAAGGAGGCGAAGAAGTAATGCCTATCCATACATTGAGAGGACAAGTTTCTGCTAACTCAATTAAAGACTTGATTGTCGACGACGGTATGTTTACCCATGGTTACAAGGTTACTGCTTTTGAAGTGTGGGCGGTGACGATGGGGGGAAGCGGCGACCCGGAAGCAATACTTGCACTTACCGATAAGGTAGGAATAACAATGGATGCTGGAGATTCGAGACAAAT